TCTACGTACTCTAAATCGTCTTGAGAAGATGCGTAGGAGTTTCTAAGTTCTTCTTTTACAGCTACAAGTAATACTTCATTCTCAATCTTCTGTAACTCGACCTTAAGTACATCCATCGTAACCGTTGTATGATACTTGTCAAAGTACTTCATAATTTGAGTAATGATCCACTTGTGTGTATCTGAATCAAAATAATCTTCTTTAAGTACATCTCTAACAGTCAATAAAAATGCTTTGTCTGTTAAAAGTGCACCTAATACCTTTACCTGAAAGGGTTTTCCGTACTGAGATAGTTTCTGTAATGTCATGTATAACTTATTGTTTAAAAACCGTTAATGGTCTAAAATTCTCTAACCAGCCTTCTGTGTTCTTAGTTATGCTTTCGATCTTATCGGTGTCTAGCATATGTAAGAAAGCCCCAGATTGTAATGCAGGTGTAGGCTCTTTTAGTACACTTAATATATGAAGAATTTCTTTATCATCCAACACTCCTTCATGTAAATTCATCAATTGGTAATTAGTTTTTACCCTCTCCCAATCATATATTATTTTAGCAAAAATAGACTTGCCGTCTATGTTCTTTTCGCATTCGTCGTAGATTTTCTGTAAAGTATAACCAGGTGTGTTTACAATCTCCGGAAACTCCTTTATAACTGTTTTCAAACCTAATCCTTTAACCCCGGATAAATTATCTGAGTTATCTCCTAGTAATGCTTTTACTATATTGTAATTCTGCGGTAATACCCCTAGTTCTTCTTGTATGTTATCAACTGTAAAAAGAGTCTTTTTAATAGGAGAGTATACGTTAATATTACCGTCGATTAACTGTAAGAAGTCTTTATCAGAAGAGACGATTGTTACCTTCTTTCCGGACTTAGATGCCTCTAAGGCTAAATGAGCTATAATATCATCTGCTTCTAACTTTTCCATTGTTAGACACTGTACTGGAAGGTAATCTAAGTAGTCTTTTAATCTCTCTAATTGAGCAGACATAGACTCATACTCCTCTTGTTTAGAGTCGTACATTCCCCAGTTTGTAATTCTAACGTGTTGTCGTTGAGCTTTATAGTTAGGATCTATATTCTTTCTATTAATACTAGATCCTTTACCGTCAAATACGCAGATGACTCTTGTTGGATCAACCGTACGTACCAAATACCCTAGAGATCTTAAGAAGCCTACAAGACCACCGATATGGTGGCCTTGAGGGTTCATCGCCTTTAAAGTTGAGAAACTGCGAATAAAAGTATTCATTGAATCTACAATCAAGATATGATCGTTTAACTTTCTAGGCGGGGCATTTTGTAGTTTGCTTAAAATGTTTGTATAGTCTGCCATTAATCTTCTAATATACCTGTTATGATTTCATCTTCCTCCATATCTCCTTCTTCTACTAAATCAAAATTAACAGATCCTAAAAGCTTTAACCAGTGGTCTTTATGGTCGTCTTTATATGTATCGATTGCTTTCTTATCGTCAGCAATAAAACCATGTGGAGTCATTACAATACGACCTCGTGTCTGTACTCCTTCAATATGATTCTTTTCGATTTGTATATTAGTTCTTTTAGCAAATTCAACCTGTAAGCCATTCTTAATAGCTTTGATTTTAGAAGTACCTGGATTAGTGATGTTACCGAATGTAATTACTAAAGTTGCATCGTACCACATTGACATACCTCCTTTGTTTTGAAGCTTAGGTTGTCCCATTGGTGATTCAGGTTTCTGAGTCCATACTTTGTTAATTGCTACTAACGTATTTGTGTATGGATATCCTTCCTTTCTAGATAACAATATCTTTTGGTTTAGGTTATTACCAAACTGTGTAGACATTGCTCCGGCATTCCATTCGTTGTTATTCTTATTAGATCTAACTGATAAGTCACAAGGAACTGATCCAACAGAATCCCAGAAGAAACACATATCATGAGGTAAGTTGCCTTTAGCTTGCTCATCCAATAAGTCAGCTATATAAGTTGCAACATCTTCGATTGTATTTAAAGTACCTCTATCTGCGTACAGAAAGAATCCTTCATAATCTGTAATTTCTCCTGTTGACTCGTCTACTACTTCTTGAAACTGTAATCCCATCTCTTGAGCATGTTGCCAAGACCATTTCATCTCTGTGATGATTAGGACTGGTAGTATACCCATCTTCTGAGCACTTACAGCTGCTTCCAGTAGAGCGGTAGTTTTACCGGTATCTGAATGCCCACGGAGCAGGGTTATATGCCCCGTAGGTATACCAGGTATGGAAGTAATGTCTTGAAATGCTTTCGATAAAGGAATCCAACCTTGTTCTTTGAATTTTACCGAAGCATTAGCAAAACCTTTTTTCTTTTTAAAATTGCTAAGATTGAAGCCACCTTTTACTATAGCAGAGGCTTTTTCTGCTGTGCTTTGTGCTTTTGCCATTATTATTATTCGTTGAATAGATCATCAAATTTACTTACAGTATCCTTGTTACCTGCTGTTGCAGTTTCTAAAGAAAAGTCCGTCTTGTGACTTCCCAAAGATGCTGTCAAAGAATCAACCGGTTCAGTACCTGCTGCTGGTGCTGCAGCTTCTTCTTCAGCTGAGCCAGGAGTCAAATAGTTTTGCAATTGCTTCTTCATAAATTCGTAATCATAAGCAGTATGTACATCCACAGGGTGTGGTTGGTTCTTCAACCATAAACTCACATTATCACTACTTTCTGATAAAGGTGTTTGTTTAGGTCTAATACGTACTGTTGTTGTAGGGTAAGGATTACCTGCTGCAACTTCAACTACTAAATCCCATCCGTTAATAACGTCAGTGTAGTCACCGATCTCTTCGTCTTGGGCTAAAGCTAATAATGCTTTGTAAATTGTAACACCGAAGCCCCATAAGCGAACTCCTTTGTCTTCTTCTCCACGTACAATTACTGGAGCGAATACACGTGTTTTAGGACTTAACTTTCCGGCTAAAGTCCAGTTATCCTTATCTGAAGTCTTCTTTAATTCCTTAATAAATTCTTCAATAGGATCTTGTTTACCGAAATTTGATAAAGCAGCCATAGGGTACTTACCAATTCCGTAGTGAAACTTAACTTCCTTAAAAGGAATATTAGGATCAAACATGGAAGGTACAATACGTAATGTATGTTTACCGATTTCTGGTTTCCAAAAAGTTGCAGAGTAATCTGTCTTTTCGCGTTCTCCACCTGTGTTGTTCAAGGCAGATAGTTTTGCTTTGATTGCATCTAAATTCATAATATAACTGATTATTGTTTATAACTTAATATATGAAGAATATTTTAATTCTCCAACTCAACTATCTTAAATAGTTTAGTATTTACCCTTTTTAATTCCGGACCTTTCGTAAGTAAGATGCAGTTTTTGTAATCCGGCCAATTAACCTTAAATGTACTATCTAGGCTACCATTATTCAATTCCTTAATTAAAGTGTTTAAGGCGTTAATAGTATAAAGGGTGTTTGATTCTTTTTTTCTATGTACTAGAATTGTATTATCGATAAAGTTAGAAACATTACCGAAATCTACATTATATGTGCAGATATACTCATCTTGACTTTTTGAATAAAGTACAAAGATTTTGTTATAGATGATTCTATATTTTTGCGTTATTAACTCTAACGTGCTATCTAAATCCGCTCCTGTTGAAAAAGTGCAGAACAGTTTATTACTCATATCCTCAGTTAAATATATTTGATCGATATCGTAATCGAATCGACTTTGAGACATAACATTTTCCATTGTGTAATTATAAATATTAAAGGGTTTTACAAAACCAGGTTTTCTGATGTTTTTATTTTAACTGGATATTTTTCTTTTTCGCTTAATATAGAGGCTAACTCTGTAAGTATGTGTTCTCCGTCTTCTTTTGCATAGTCGAAGAGTATAGCATCGTAAGTGTATAATGCAATCTTTGTCTTTTTATCTCTAAGATATTTTAACACTTCTTTCAATATAAGAACATTTCTTGCAGTTTCCAACGATTGCATGATATAATTCATAAGTTTCTGCGGATGCATATCTTTTAAACGTGTCGTAAAAGGTTTATTACTTATCGGAGTTAATGCTCCTGCTTTATTATAATCCTTCCATAACATGTCTATAAACTTCTGGATCTTTTGAAATACTTCTAGATGTCTGTAATCTTCCGGTATCCTTCCGTAGATAGCCTGAAAGTTAATCTGTTTTGCATTTTGATATTCCTCTTCGGTAATATCTTCTTTTTTAAAGTAGTATTTAGCTAACTCTTTATGAGCGGATGCTCCTTCTATCTTAAAATCAATTTGCTCAGATAGTAACCTTAAGTGGTATCCATCAAAGTCAAACTCTACAAATAAATCGTTCTGGGGTATTATAGCTTTTCGGTAGCTTTCTTCTTTAGGTATTGCTGCAAAGTTTACGCTATTAAAAGCATTTGTAGGGCGTGAAGTAGAGTTGTACAGGTTGTAGTAAGTGTATACTGTGTTGTTATCTATACTGAACTTAGGATTCTGTGGCTGGAATAGCTCTAAAAACGGTTGATATACTACTCGTAATCCATGTTGCTCTAGTAGGTAGAATACCTTTACGGCGATATCGTTATAAAAAGAGAAAGCATCGTCGTTAGGTTCTTCAATATACTTCTCAATAACTTCAAACGTCTTCTCAGCTTGTTCGTGAAGCTTCGATAAAGGTATTAACTGGTTTGTATTAGGTAGATCTCTAAAGCGGTTGTAAAACCAGTTTATAGTACTACTCTTTGCCGGTAGATCAATTTTCTCATAGTACTTAAAAGCAGTCCATAAGTTTATGTCTACTGCATCTATTAGAGGGAAGTGGTATAGTAGGTTTTTCTTATCTAGAACGTATATTCGTTTGAAGCTTTTTAATATCTCTAATACTTCATCTTTACTTACGTTTAAGCCTTCATCATGGTTTATTGGAATAATATATGCCTCTGAAGTACTCAATATACGTAGGTATATAGCTACTGTAAAGCTAAGATGCGGATGGTAGTAGTCGTTAGAAGAGATTACTTCAACGTATGCTTCTGATTTTCCGTAGGATTTAAGTCTATTTAACTGATATTCAGTTTCTGCGATGTAAAACATTTATTATAACCTTTTACTTAAGATACGAACTTATCTGTTAAGCTCCAACTAACACCTTTCTATTTCGTATAATTTTCCGGTTGTGTCAATTTTAGCAGAATAACTTCCTACTCCCTCTACGGATATAATGTAGAATAGGTTGTAGTTTATAGGGTCTAACGGTCCAATTTTTCTTATAGGTTGGTACCTATTTCCCTCTGCTTCATTCTTAGTTCTGTAAAGGTATATATTTGTCTTCTTTAACGTTCCGTCTTTTTCAAAGAAGTCTCCTTCTTGGTTGAATAACTTCATACTTACCCCTATAAACGGGCTACATACTCTAGTGTAACTTGGTGTACCTACTGTTATAGTATACCACTGATAAGCTTTAACTTCCGTTTTTAGACTATCAGCTTGTGCTGCTTGAGTTCCTGTATCTGCTAAAGGTAAATTATCTTCGTCAATAACCGGTGCTTGTGGAACTTCTTCCGGTTCAATTGTTTTCTTTTCCATAACCATTTTACTACTATCGTCAATAACGGTAGTTGATTTAGCTTCTGCTTTAAGTTGTTTGAACTGTGTAGGTTGTTCTCTTACGTACTGTTTTAAGTCAGATAAGAATTCTGTTATACCTGGTATAGTTTCTTCTGCTTGTATTACAACGTCTCTATTCCTAGCTATTGCTCCAGGGTATTTATATCCTCCTACAATTTGATCTTCGGAGGGTCCGTTTAAGTTCCACTCTAACTTAACTCTTCTGAAGTACGCCTTGCTTGCAATACTTTTATAAGTTGGAGCATCAATTTCTTTAATTTCAGTAGATCGAACATCCTGTAGAAAGTATCTTCTTATAAAACCAGTCTGGTAGTCATCTTCAGTAGGAGTGGGGTAGTGAAATAATTCATCGGCTTTGTTTATTAGACCCGGTATTGCTGCGGATTCTCCTTTTGAAGTTCCTTTAGGTACAGCTACTTCCATCGCTTTTGTAAAAAGACCTTTAGCTAAATCTTCAGGAGATACTAAATACTTTTTGCCAAAAGAGGTTACAACACCTGTAAAATCTCTAACCTGTTCTTTAAGTTCGTTAGTTATAACGGTACTGTCAATTTCTAGATTAGGTAATTCGGTTTGTCCTATTTTCTCTTCTACAAATTGAGAGAGAGGTAAGTATCCTA